CAACAATGCACCATATGCAGAGTTCAACAAAATCTTGCGAACCAATTGACGTTTATCATAGTACTCAAACATATCAGTACCGTAACTTTCTTTAGCCTGCTTTTGAATTGATTTACGTTCTGTATACCAACGTGTAAGCAGACCTGGAATCACACCTTCTTGGTCATATCTAAATATAGTACCATTAGCACTTAAGATATATGGTTTATGACTGTCAAAGATTAATTTCCATACTTCGGCGGCACTCATCTCCTCACTACGACCATCTTCATAGTCAAGTGTAAGCATAGTACCGCGTTCTTGGTTCATGATTGCTGTATATTCTAAACTACCAAACAATCCTTCCCATAAGATACTACCAGTTACTTCGTCATCGTCTTTACTTCGTTTCTTTTCACTAGCCAACCGTCTCCCTTTGTCGTGCATGTACTGATTGGTGAGTGACTGTCTGACTTGAGCAACGATTGTTTCGGGAGCCATGTTAAGGGCTCTAATAGCCGAGGGGTAGAGCGAGTTGATATCCACTGCGCCGACCCATTCGTGTATACCCCTTTTGGGCGTAGCAACATAGGCACCTGCTGCTTGCGTATCACCATTTGCGGATTTCCTATTTTGAACAACTAAACCTTTTTGATGTGCTTCATTAATAATTGCTTGCTCTGTGACTGCTACTGCGCCCATTGTAGTTGGTAATAGCACAGTATTGTCGTGTGCAAGTTCATTAGCCAAGTCTAAAAATCGCAGTTTACGATCTAGCTTGGCAAGTAATAAAGTATCTTGCCGATTGTAATCAACAAATGTAGCAAAGTCTCGATTATATAATTGATCTAGAGTACCTTCGTATTGTACCTTCCTTTCATCTAATTCATATTCGCCAATGGCATCTAAACTATAACTATGCCGTTCTTCATAAGTATACTTCCTATATAACTGCATATAATCCATATGCACACGACCGATGAGATCAAAGGTAATATGTTCTGCGCCGAATCGTTCAAAAGTTCTTTCTTTTGGAAATTGGTCCCAGAGGCATAATCTTCGTGTATCATCTTTACTCAAGATTTGTCTAGTACGCATGACTATGTAAGGGATATCAAAGCCTTCAGAGTTCCAGCCTGATAATATGTCAGCGTCTTCGATCAAGTCCAAAAAAGTCAATATCAGTTCGGTTTCCTGCGTAAACAAGTAACAATTCTCATATTTTGCTATGAGTTCTTGTGCAGAATCTTCAGTTAATGTCTTTGGTGGTATTACTAATGTGATTAACTTATCTAGCCAATCCAAGTATACACTGATAGCTGTAATTGGATTAAATGGGTCGCGCGGCTGACTAAATCCGCGTACAGGATCAAAGTCAACCTCAATGTCAAAAAATGCAGTATGCAGCTTAGGTGCGTCGCGACCTAAATAGTTTTCTTCCAAACATCTATTAACTGGTTTGACATCGCTTTCCCAAAGCCGTTGAGTACTATGAATTTTTAACTCTTTAGCATATTCCTTGTAGTTTCTTGTACTAAATCGACTTACCGGGGTATTATATATAGTACGGAATTTACCACGCGGATCATCATAGTAAAAAACATAGTTGGCAGGATAGTCTTGGTAAACTCTCTTGCCATCTACTCGCTCAACTACATAGATACGATTATCTTCGCGACTAAACAGTGCGTCAACATAACTCATAGAGTACGACCCACTGTCTCCAAAATAGTATTAAGATCTTCGTTATCCCGATTGGTCTCGTTGAGCTTGCTTTTGGCAGCAATCTTGATGGCCTTCTTAAGTATAGCCGGTTTGATTTCCATTTCCTCGGCCACGGCTTTGATAGTATCATTTAATCCGGCATTTAGGTCCTCGATTTCGGTCATGACCTGAATGCCTTCATTGATGATTTGAGTGAGCTTGGCCTTTTGTTCAGAACTAAACATACGACTACTCATGCGGTCTCCTTAGATAAAATTGTATTATAGACTTATTGTTGATGTGATGCAATAGCGAGATGCTCACTTAGGTAGACCTGGAGTGGTAGCGGAGGTCAGATCTACCGGGCAGCAGCCGCCCTGCGCCTTAGGCCTAGATAACTAGGACGGTCCTAAGGAAAACTTATTCATACATCACCGTGTTAGATGAACCTAATGCCCATTTGGGATTGGTTTCTACTGAGTATTTAACCTCGCACACACGGAAGTCAGGAAATTTTAATTGTTCTGGGTTACTGGCTGCATCTAAAAATATACATCTATTGTTTGGTTGTGCTGCAAATTGTCCGTTATCTAATTCTATAAAATTAAAACTTTTATGATCTTCGGGCCATTCTGAATATGTTGTATCTATCAAATTAGTATCAGGATGGCAGGTATCCACTGTGAACAAATATTTACCCGAATAAAATTGTCGGTCTTTGGCGTAAAATTTACAAGTTAGATTTTTCAAAAATGCTTTTTGTATTATTGTAATATCGTAGCCAAAACAGTCCCAAATTTGTAAGGTGTCCAGTTCCAGCAACTTATCTACTTGGATGTTATGACTTCTACTAACAAAGGCATGTAATGGTAGTTTATCATATAACGCACCATAATTGGGCAAGTAGGCCTCAATCCTAAAAGCCTGCCCTCTTATGCTTTTTATTGTTATCCAAATACAAGGTTCGTACTCGCCATGCCCTTGTTCAAAATTATATAAAAATTCACGCCGTATATAACAATGTTGTGGGGGCAAGTTTGCTATTAAAAAAGCCATTAATTATTGCTACGAACTATATTTTTGTCTATACAATCTGAACATGTACAAGTTTGGCATTGGCAATCATCTGTGGCACAGACTTCACCGCAATGTTTAAAACAACCACACTCGCAACTATGGAGAAATTTTTGATATTCGCCGTATTCGGGCATGTCATACTCCTTTGGGAATTTTTATTACATTTGCTAGTGGGGTACGCATAAGAGTACCATCACTGGTGGCAAAATATACAGCCATAGTACCAAATGGTCGATAGTATTCTATGCTTTCCACTATGCCACGCAATGAATCTGTGCGTACTACATCGCCAACTTGTATACTACTTTCGCCAACCAAGCGTTTGCCAACAGGCGGTCGATCGCGTCCGCGAAAATACCCGGTAAACTTGGGACCTGTAGCTGCTTGTGCTGCTTTTGGCATTGAGCGTTCGCCTAACCCAGTTTTATATGCTGCTGCGGCTTCTTGAGCAAATTGATCTGATTGTGTACTCAATCCCATATTTTTGCGAGCTACATTCATTAAGTGTCTAATGTAATCTGCACCTAACTTTTGCACATTGTAAGCCTTACTCCATTCAGCAAAGGCTTGGTCTTCGGGCATGGTGCGTAAAGCTGTGCGTAATGCTGTGGTACTAATGCCTGTTCCACCGGCATCGGCTTTTCTTGGCGTTATGTAGGCCGACACTTTGACATGTGACAGCGGTGCAAAAGTACTGAAACGACTTTGCATCTGTTGTGCCCTTTTTTCCATACTAACTTGGTCGCTTCCAACTGTTAATATGATATTGTTATAGAAAGGAGGTTTTTTAATTAATTCGTATTCGATTTTTTTAAATATATTTCCTGCTGTGACATTGCCAGCAGCATCGGTTTGATTCTCAACCACACTAATAGAAATTCCCGGAAAAAGACGGCGCAGAGTCTCTAGTTTGGTTTTGATATCAATGGGATCATCTGGTCCAACTTTGTGTCCTACAAAAATAAAAGGAGTACCACCTTCTTGTCTAGCTCTTTCTATTGCAAAGTTTATTAGCTGTTCATGACCTCGATGCCCAGCAAAATTACCAATTGCTACAACAGCAGTTCTTGGTTTGGTACTACCAAATTGTGACTGCGAAGCTGTGGCAGTTGTAGCTTTGGCTGCCATGGCAGACTTCATTTGTGGCGAAGTAATTTTGGCTAATCTACCGCTAGGCAAGTTCAATACTAGGCCTTCTATGTTTTTACCTAACATATCCTTACCTATTAGGTTGGGACTGGTTATTATGGTTTGACTAAGTAACTGTCTTGCACGATCTAGCACATCGCGATTTGCTTCACGATTTTTAGGATCTAATTTAATTACAGGATCTATAATATTACTAACATCAATTCCGCTATGTTCTAATCGGTTAGTCATGAGTTTGATGTCGGCATCAGACATGGCTGCTAGCTTTTTAAGTAAGGTACCCTCATTCTTAAATGTTTCACCGGTACTATACTTTTTGGCCATAATAGGAATCAAAGTCATTTTACTTCCTAGATACCGCTGCTCATAAGGAATATTGACAAATTTTAATCCATCTGGTGTAGACTGGGCCATTGGTGTGAATAACATCTCGGCCTGTACTATAGTGTCTTTGGGAACTGCTCTAATAAATCTACTTTTGACTATGAGTTCTAGGGCTTGATCATATAATTTTGTCCTGCGTAACTGCTCATCTGTTTGACCTTGTGACTGCCCATATTTGGTAAAGTATCCGATGTCATTCGCATAAAGTGGACGATTGACTCGACTGGTCATAAAGAATGCTTTGCCGCTTTGGTCGCGACCAAAGCGTATACCTGCACCATCTACTTTGAGATTGACTTGAACATTGTCAAGTTTGCCGCCATTAGCAGCGATTTCTTTACATAAGTCAATAAACTCATTGTCGCGCATTTCGGCTGAACTGGTTTTGCCGTTTGGTAGCCTATTGTATATATGTGGGATTCCCTTGCGCGAATAATCTACCGGTTCTTGCTCGGTTAAACTTTCTGCTGCCTGCGCTTTATCATATGTAGAATAATAACTAGCTACCATTTGATCAAAGTCAGGCGGCGCTTGCACTGACAGTTTGTCTAATAGTAGACGATAAGCAGTTAGCTTTTCTGACTTATCTTTTTGAGGATCGCCCTTGTATAATTCTTGTGCTCGACGACTGCGATCATCTGTATGAATAATTTTTTCACGGAACTTGTCTGCTACTATTTGGCGTTCTTGTTTGCTCAAATATTTTTTCATTAGAGACAGCAAACCAGTAAAAGAATCAAACCGAGCAGAATTTTTCTTTATATCAGATTTAGATAAGCGTTGTCCAAAAATATTAGAGAATATTTGATCGATGTCGCGAACATATCCAGTTGTGCCTGCCACATCATATACAGGTACACCATCTATTTCTTCTTGTTTACCTTTGGTTCCTATTACCGGATTAAGCGTGGGTCGTAGTCCGCCACCTTCCTTACTGCCCACAGCAAAGGTATACATTTGCGCCTGAGTTGGTTCGCTATATTTGTAACTATCGTACTGTTTGGTTTTCCTATTATACACAGGTTTACGAATTATTACAGTTTGTTCAGTCAATTTACTTAAGGCCATGATAAGGTATTTGTGGAAAACACCTTTCACGCCGGCCTGCATGTCATTCCAATTGCTACTTGCACTGAACTTACTCCAACGAGTGGGTTGACGATAGTCTGTGCCTGGAGCAGTTTCAAATTCTTTTAATTCTAAATCAATTTGAACATTAGTGCCGCGCACTGTGGTTGTGCCATCCGGATTCTTGGTTCGGATTTGAATCCCGGGAAAATTCCATAAAGTAATAAGCTGAGGCCCACCTAATGCCAAAGGGTCATCTTTCAGTCCAATATATACAGCATCCCCTAGTCGTGATCCTATTGGTAATGCTTTTAGCCATTTTACTAAATCGTCCTTCATTTCTACATCAACTTGGGTATCTATGTCACCCACAGTTGGTTTGAATCGAACAAAATCTAAATCTTTTATATTGGCACGATCTGCAAAATGAAAACTAGACCCGCTTAGAAACTGTTTACTAGCCAATAACTTGGGGTGCCAAAGTGATTGGCCTGCGAATTGAGCAAATGCTGCATTTATTGCTGCTAATGATGAATCAATAATTGGTACTGCTTGTTCACGAGCGTTGGCATCTATGCGATCGGCGTTTTGATCGTTGATAGTTACATTTCCGCCTTCAAGTATGATTTTTCTTTTAATTTCGCTTAGGTTCATGATATGCCTAGTATTTTACATATTTATTAACATACTTGCTATCACTATGATAGAAAGATATGCTAGTCCCAGCCATATTCCGAAATAGTAAGTAATTGCTGCTACAGACACAGCCCATAGTATGTGATATAAATGAATATACCAGGGCATCACAGACCGAGGTCAGTGTCTATTTGATCTGTTATGGCTTTATTTAATTTGTCTAAGTAACCCAAATTACGCAGTATCTTAAATGCCAAATTCTCAACACTGAATTCGCCGTCGGAATCTAATCCAGATTGTCGCATTCTATACAGTTTGTCTTTAACACGCTGTATATCGTCTGGGTCATCTGCTCGCCTAATCACATGCTCGATCTGTTTAATCATGTCTGCTACTTTAAGATTAATTGCACGATCGTTAATGGTTGGGGGATCATAACTTGGCACCTTTAACCATTTATCATCAATTAAGCTATAAACACCACCAGAAATTGCCGGTGTATCTGCATCTTCTACATACATTTCAACTTCATGCCCACGCACAATGATATCATGAGCTGTGTTCCAAACCGTTTTTTTAGCACGATAAAATTCTTCGGCCATGTCCTCACAGTCTAGATCTGAATATCTTGTTACCACATGAACATCAAAGTCGCTGAACTTGGTGTAATTGTAATTAGCCATACTACCAGTTAATATCACATCTAAAGTTTTAAAATTGGGAACATCAAGCGAGTTTATAAACAATTTGGCAGCATTTAAAAGTTTATATCTAACTTCGTGACGCAGTCTATTACGCAACCAAGCTTCTGGCGCTAGGCTGCGACTATATCTTAAATAAGCTCTTGCGAATTGGTCGGACATATTCTATTTATTCTTTGGGTATTAGATTAATATAATCAACTCGCCAAGCAGGTTTTAACTCAATTCTGCCGGTTGGCAATGTTCCATTAGATTTGGATGTTGTTATGTATTTTTCTGCTTCCAAGCTAATTAAGTCACTCCATTGACTACCGTGATAACTGTTGGTTGTTGACCACCTATAGATATAAGTTAATTCAGCCGGTTCTAATTTAATATGATAATTACCTATGATATTTTCAAATTTGGTCATTAGGTCTTGATCTAGATTTCTTTGATCTGTATCTTTGTATCCGCCTACCGTGACGAATAAATCTTTAGCAAATACATGTGAAGCATGATAATAGTTAAAAGTATGAACTAATGTACTTGCAGTGGTTTGGAACCATGCAAACTTGGTATGAAACATACCATTGCTATAATACTGCATGGCAGTGGAAAGGTGTCTGGGTAGGTAAATGTCATCATCCTCCCAGCAGGCTAAAATATCATATTGGCATTTGGTTATACTTATATTGAACTTTCTTCCTAATGGACTGATGCGCCTGTTAATGTTAAAAATCCTAACTTCGGGATGATCAAAAATTAACTCTTGCTCGGCACAATCATTTAAAATTACTAGTTCTTTGGGACCTTGGTAATCTTGTCTAAGAAAAGATTCAACAGCTTCTTCTAAAATATGCGGTCGGCCGTATGTATTACAATAACAACTTATGCCTGGAAGAGACATAGTTATGCTGCATTTTTCCACTTATCGGCTAAGAAGTTCACAAAGTCGTCTACAGTAGCTAATTTATTCTGTTGCATGAACTTGATGATTCTTATGGCATTGTTACGATCTGGATCCGGTCCTGGCTTACGAGCATT